TAGCACGATTTCTAAGTGCTCCACCTGCTATTCCTCCTGCTATACCAGCAAAAGGAGCAGCATTAATTGCTTCAGTTAATAATCTTAAAGGCCCTTCTCCTTCTTCTTTATCTGTTAGGTTTCCATATAAAGAACCACCGGCACCTAAAGTGGCGCCAGTGATTGCTCCTATTGGAATATAATTTTGATATTTTCCTGCCAATTGAGCTAAATGCTGTTGGCTAGCATGAGAGGTCCTCATTATCTATTCCATAACAAATAGCTTATTAGCCATTACTCCTGGTTGTGCTTGATTAATTACACGCCAAGCTTGGCTAGGATCCCTATCCATTTGATTTTTGAAAGAACTCCAAAAATCTTGTGGTTGTTGTGGTGCAGCAGCAGTAGGAGGAGCAGGTAATGGAGCCTGACCTGGTGCTTGAGCTACTTGAGTCCTATAACCAGGAGTCTCTAATTGCTGTGTATTTTCATAAACAGGATAAGGACCTTCTGGACCAAAGAACTTCAACGTGTAATCACTTAATACGTCGGGATTAGTGAGAATTTCATTATAGGAAAGATTCTCACGATGCTCATTAGTAGCAAAGCGTGCAAAGCCACTAAGGGTTTCACCTGCTTTCTTTCCCCACTCGACTGCGCTGTCGAGCATTCCCTCTAGGTTTAGAGCGTACTGGTTTAGAATCGCGGGTGCCTCTGTCCCGTAGTTCTCTACCACCATCTTTGTTTCCGGGCTCCACTGGAGCACTTTCGCCACGTCCCCTAGGGAGCTGACCGAGAATGTTTGGGAAGAGTTGGGCGATGAGGTCTGGCTTGTTCGCGAGATCGGGGGAGCCGATTGTTGCGTAGCTTGGTTGGGGCTGTAGCCGTAGTTTGCCGGGGAATACTGAGGCGTTGTCACCTGCGTCGTTTCCGAGGGTGCTCCCTGGAACGGGGATGGCACCGGACTCCCCAGTAGGTTGACTACTTTGTTGAACGCCGATTCCCATGGGCTGTTCTGGGCTGCCGCCTGCTGGTCCACCGGTTGGGATTGGGGGACGTATTGAGACGGGCTTGATTGGTAACTGGTAATTCCCTGTGGTGCTACGTTCGGAACTGCCTGGGGGTAACTGGTTCCCACTTGGTAATTGACCGGGGCCTGTGGCTGGGGGGCCACTGCCACCTGTTGAGCTTGCGGTGCGGCTACGTAGCTGCTCGGAGCTACCGCTGGTGCTTGGCTCATCTGTGGGGTCGATTGGACGGTAGCGTCCTGCATAACTCATCTCCTTTTGTAGTGCTTCTAATGTTCGATACAGATATGGAGTTAAATCCAATCTTGGATCCGCAGCCATCGGTAAATCCGGTGCTTGCGGGTGAGGAGTTTGCATCATTCCCCCCACTAGTTTGCTGAATTGGGCATAAGCGCCCTGTAATTCATTAACCATCCTGAATGGGAACCCAGATAACATCTCGGCTCTTTCTTCATCCGTTTTTGACGGAAAAAGGTATTTCAGTGCTTCTATACTATCAACCCCTAGTTCTTGTAGATTTCTAACAACAATAGAATTGTTCAAAATATCTTGAGTGGAGTCTTCATATACAGGCCCTAACCATCGCCATTGTACTGTAATATCGCCATCAGGAATTAATCCTTTAACGCCTGGCGGTATCATTTTGGCTTTAACACAAGCCATCATTATTTTTTTAAGTACATTATCGTATTCCTTCATTGCCATTTCATATGCTGCTTCTGATTGTTCATCACCAACAGTAGGAAGTATTGGTTTTTCAATCTTTGCAGCAGCACCTAAACTATCTTTAAATAACTGTTCTTCTTGGAAGATAATTAATTCTAAACAACGGGCAAGTCCATGTGTATATATTGAATTTGCTTTCTTTTTAGTTGTTGCGGCAACGCGGCCATAGAGCGATTTGTATTCTGTTGCAGTAACTCCTGCAGATATTGAAAGCTCATCAACACCGCCAAGAGCAGTACGAATTTCTTCACGATACGTACGTACAAATGCATTTTGATCTCCACTAATAGCATCTGGAACAATGTAGCCAACTCGATCATTTGGTTCGAGGTTAGCAATTACTCTTGGTACACGAATAGTTCCATCTGCTCCACGGGATATAGGATCTTGTTTTCGTGTTGAATTACTTAAAGGATAAGCACTACTAAAGCCTGAATTAGCAGCAATAGAAGGACGCTGTATAGTAGCATCACTTCCTGATTCCATTAAATCAGTTTTAGGACGAGAAGATAAAAGAGTTGGATTACCAAAGAATTGTAAATTCTTTCTCATGTGACGCATAAGGTCATCATGGATGACAATATGATTTGCCATTGAATCAAATTCACCGCTTCCTTCCATTGAAAATCCTTTTGGATTATTGAAGATTTCAACGCAAGGAATAAAACGTAAGGTATTAGGAAAAGTTTTAGTATCTCCTGGAGTTGCGTAATTAATATTATCAAAAGATAATTCACCTTCTGAATGTGTTTCTTCAATAGAATCACTTTTAATAGAAAGACGAATATATCGTTTTGCTCCAGGTGTTTGATTTATACCACTTCCAGTAAGATTAGCTAACTCAATATCATCGTAAGTACCACCTGGAGACTTAACTTTATAGCTATAGATAATTACAACTTGGTCTAACTCACCATCTACATTGTAATAACTTCTATATTCATGTTTACGGAAATAATATAAACGATAATTAGATTTAGTTGGTCGAATATAAAATATACCTTTTCCATCACATAAGACATAGTCCCACAAGGAATCTAATCTTGTGTCTAACTTGTTATATTTAATAACTCGGTCAAGAAAATCTTTGCGTTGGTTTCCAAAATTATCTTGGGTAGGGAAAAACTCAACTCCTTGGCGAATGCCAAAGAGTTTCATTTGTGCTAGATGTGAAGCTACGATACCACTTTCTATTCCAGCACTACCATCCCGCTCAATATAAGCATCAATAATTTCTTTAAGTCGGCTATTGACTTGCGCCATTAATTATTGACCTGTATTCATCTTATTTTAACAGACTAAGTAAAAACCTTTAGGATACAAATTTATTATGGAAACTTCCCATGTTACCTACTTGCATTGAATTGCCATAAGGACTAGGAACCATACCACCAGCTGGGCCTGCTTGTGTATTCGTAATACCTGCATTGCCTAGGATTTGTTTCATCCTTTCTTCATCACTTTGTTCAGTTGGATTAGTTGCAACATATTCTCCAGGTTCTCCCATATTACGTGAATTATGAACACCATATGGAGAAGAAGTCATGGTTGCCCCTGGAATAGGACCTGTAGGACCTCCGGTATTTGGTTGTTGTGCTGCTGCAGCTTGATTTTCTTGCGCTTGAGCATTTGGATTGCGAGCTAAAGCAAAATAAGGATTCCCTGGTGGTGGTGCTCCCATTCCTGCTTGATTACCAATTCCTCCTCCACCTATGTAACCATTACCGGAATACATCATTTTAAATACACTCTTTTTTATAGTTTACTTTAAATTAATCAATATCTAAAGGATCGTAAACATTACCTTCATTAATCTTATGTAAAACAATACCTGCTCCTTTGATATCCCACGAAAGAATATCTCCTTCTGTCCAGCCTAAATCATTAAGCATTTCTTGGGGAAAGGTAACGAATTCTTCTCCAGATTCGTTTCCTTCAATTTCAGTTGTATAAGAAATCATTTTGCCAATATTTTTTCCATTAGTTTATCAAGTTTTGCGTGAATTAGTTTAAAATTATCATGCATACCTTCTAGTTCTCTTAAAAAATCTGCTTTTAACACGTAGTCATGGGGTAATTGGTCAATTCTGGAATCCAAAGCATTAATTCTTTGTCTTTCAAGTTCAATGTTTTGGTGAAGATTTTGCAGCCTCTCTTGCTGTCTTTCCATTACTTTGGAAGCAACCCATGTTCCTCCAGCTAAACCTGAGACTATAGCACTTAATGTAACAGCAAGGATATCAATTCCCATATCTAGTAATCTAACTGCAACTTTCCTTTACGGACTAGTCCATTTACTAACCATACTAAAGCATCTACACAATCATCGTGACTGCTAACGCCAAAATTAGTTAATTCTTCAAACATATTAGTAAAATTACGATAACGATTAAAGACAATCTTTCTATCTTCAAACATTCCCATAATGCCACGGAATCTTGCAAGTTTATCTGCTCTAAAGCCTTTAATTGGATGCCAAATTAAATTGTATAAACCTTCATTAGTTTGACAAACACGTTTAAAGTCTGCTTCTAAAGATGCTTGATATTGAACAGCTTCAGACCAAATATCACAAGTGGAATAGGTAGGGAAATAATTACCTTTTTCATCATTTCCAATGATAGACCAATCATTTAATAATTCTTTTAAAGTATCAAGTTTTTCAAGATTTCCCATTACACGTAATCTTCTATAATCAATTACATGAATTTGGTCACCTATCCTACCACCAAGGACCATCACAGTGTAATCGTTTTTTTCTTTGGTTCCTGCAGAGAGATCGACTCCAATCCCGAGAGTATCAAACTCAGTCGCAATCTCGGCTTTAATGAGCAACTCGGGTGCCAAGCTCAGTTCATTCTGCCTGATAACTTGGTTCATATATTGGAAACTAAAAGCGATGGGAGCTTGTCTTTTCTTTTCTTTTAAATACTCCAAAGTCCACATTTCAGGCCAATAAGATTCTTCTTCTCCAGTTTCAGGATTATTATTTAAGGCAGAAAGAACAATTTGACTCCAATTATTTTGTGGAGAAAATGTTCGTGAATGGATATCATCATGTCTAAATCTAGTACCTAGACAAATAGCTCTTCCTCCTTCAAACATAGTTGGTGCAATAACTGCATTCCAGTTATCTTCCATTGTTCTGCGGATGTCTGGATTACTGATATCAGAGGCAGATTTTATAGGGTCATCAATAATAACTAATTGAGAACGTTTAGAAGTAACAGAACCTTTCAATCCTGCTGCACATAAAGTAAATTGTTCTTCTCCTGTAGTATCTATTCCTGCAAATTTATGGTCAATAGACCAGTATTCATTAGATGTGACATTCTTTAAAAGCTTAACTACAGGAAAAACATCTTGATATTTTTTACTTTCTATTATCTTTTTAATTGTTGCAGATTTAGATCTTGCAATATCTACGGTATAAGAAAGATAAAGGATTTGTAAAGGTCTTTTAGCCATAGTATGAATTCCAATGGCCCAGGCTGTATAAAGACCTAATACAGTTGATTTGGCTGAACCTCTAGGAGCTAATAAATCTACATTGGGTCCTGCAATATTTAGTAATACATTATTACTATTATTCGTTATTAAATGTTTATACCATTCAAGATGATGATGAGCTGGTGGTTTATCTGCTACATATTCACAGAAGAAACCAAAATTTTTTCTAGCTTCTTCAAATAAATCTTCCTTTTCTGTTTTACGTACTTTTAAACGTTGAGCAACTGCCTGCGCGTTCCGTCTATACGCAAGATGCAAATGAGAAGGCACAGTTTAAAAGAAATATTATTTCTATACTAGCTTAGTCTTTAAGTAAATTCTATTACATTTGCACCAAAAGGATTAGATAAGGATCTAATAGCATATGCTTCTGCTCGCTTTCTTGTAGTTGAATCAATATCAGGATGTATAGAAACAGTAGCTAATGTAGAAATAAAATCGGCTACATTATTATATTTACCTGCTAAGGTGCCAGGATTTTTAGGTGAATAAGGACTCTGATCTTTTTTGGGGTTAATAGGCTTACGAGGTTTGGGTCTCCAAAATAAAACTGGTGACTGTGGTCTAGCAGTTACAAAGTCTTTAGGATTATGCGTCCAATCTAATTTTGAATCTAGATTCTCAAACATAGTTTTAAAAATTTTATATTATGCAAAATACCTACCACTCAAACCATTCAAACCATCACCAAAATAATTAGCTTCTTTTTTTATTGGTTGTTGTATCCTGTGAGCATTAACATAATTCATATTAGCTAAGGCTAGTGGATCAATCATTGGTTGCTGTGCTACTTGTTGTCCCATACCTGGCATGAATTTACCAGCAAGTCCTGGTTGAGGGCTTCCTCCTCCTCCAGAAACTAACCCACCAACTGCACTTCCTACAACAGGAGCAAGAAAAGGTCCTACACCTGGAATCATTGAAGTTAAAGCACCTGCTGCAGGTCCTGCTATGCCTTCAATGAAATCTCCAATACCCTCAAGAAAGCTCATTTTTATTTTCTTAACATATTAACTAATTTTAAGGCATGAAAACTATGTATTTTTTTCTTTACTATTTTTTTGTTGCTTATAAGCTTTAGCTTTTTCTAAAGCTGCTTTACGCTTCTCTTTGTCATTCATTTCGGTGCCATCTTTTTTCTTTGCTTCTTTCTTTTTAAAATGCTCAAGAAGCTGTGGTGGCATTTTATTTTTTGTCATT